ACAAACTTATAGCGACTTCTTTTCTCCTGCATCTACTGCACACAATCAGATAGATCAATTGATTGGAGAGTTAGGAGATCCAGGTTCTATACGTGCTGCAGACCCTTGGTGGAATATGTATGGACAGGCTAAGGAATCAGTTGGTGACTGGTTAGGAGAAATGCTTCCACCTTCTCCTGGTATTGAGCCTGGCACTCCAAGGTATGAAAGTGCTGAAGAGAATATAAAAAATCTGTTTGGTTTAATTCCACAGGAAAAGTGGGAGCTTCCACTCTATGCGCTGGGAGGTGCAGGTTCTTTAAAGAAGGGAAAGAAACTTCTATCTGGAGCTAAATCAAAAAAATCTGTATCAGATTACCTTGAAAAGATGATGAAAAGGATGAGGGCGGAAGAGCAGGGAGCGGATATATTGTATAGCAATATGGAGAAAGGTGTGTATCCTAGAGATACAGCTAAAAAATTCTATTCAGATGTATACCCTAGTTTAAAACCTGACGTTCAGAAACAGTTTAGACATTGGTCTCAAACTGGAGAATTCTATCCTGGAGCCACCAAGGGAGGCAAGGCTATCGATGTCCCATTCGATGAACAAATAGATGACTATATTTCTGAAACTTTTCCAAGTATAAAAAGCCACGGAGAAGATGCTGTATATGATTTCATAGAAGGCACGTGGGATAATCCAGCCAGTAGAGGTGAATTATCATATATGTCAATGATAAATGATATGTTTGATGCGGCTAAACAAGGTAAGCCAAGCAGTATTGCAGAGTTTCTATCTGGTACTCAAGCAGCAAAAGCTTTACCTGAGAAAGGTTGGTTTGATTATGTACAAGATTTTCAACGAACTGCAGGCGAGGCAGTTCTAAAACATTATAAAAAATCTGGATATTTAAAAACTTTGCCAGAATATCAACAAAAAGCAGCAGGTCATCTTATGGGGTATGAAAAATTCAAATATAACCCAGAATACTTTTTAGCACATATTTTACAGAGAAAAAATCCACCAAAGGTTATGGGAAAGCTCGCATTCCCTGAGGATGTTATTTACAAAAAGTTAGACAAATCAGAAAAAAATCTTATGGAAGTAATTGATGAAGGTATAAAAAATTTGGAAGAGAAAGTTACTCCTATGTATCAAGAAGTTGCGAAAAAAAGAGACTTAGAGCTTAATATATTAAAATTAAAAGACCTTCTTAAATAATACTAAAGCAGTTTAGCGTGCTCTTTAGCATCATTTAACGTATCAAAGACTAGACAACTGTCACCCACATAACCCATCTGCACCCTGCCTGTTTCTCCATACCTATTCTTGACCACATATATATTAAATTCATACTTATCCACATCTTCGTACCTTGTTATCCAAGGGTAGTGGGTAAACATAACTATCTCTGCATCCTGTTCTAAGAAACCAGACTCTGCTAAATCTGAAAGCCTTGGTATTGAATCAAGCCTATGCTCTATATTTCTGTTTAATTGAGAAACCAGAACTACGGACATATTTTCGGCTTTTGCAAGCCATTTATATTTTCTTGAGGTGTCGCCTATCTTAAGTCTTAAATCTCTTCTATCTGATACTGGATACTCAATAAGACCTACGTGGTCATCTATTACTACGTCTGGCTTAATCTTCTTAATTTCTCTGAATGTAGAAGGCACATCTCTTATGTCATCAAACATATAAAGGTTGCCAAAGGTGTCTGCTATTCTACTCACAGCCACATCCATAGCCATTCTGTTGTCAATTATTCCGTGTCTTAAGTTCCTATAAGATATCTCCTTTGTCTCCATAGCAATAATCTTTTTCATCATTTCAACATTAGGCATTTCCCTGTTAACAAGGATAACTTTCTTATCCTGTTTAATGAGATTTCTCGCTATATTTGCGGCAAGTGTGGTCTTTCCATTTCCTGGTCTGCCTGCTATAATTGTTAATTCTCCTCTTGTCATTCCAGAGATAATACCGTCTACACTTTCAAATCCTGTAGGCACTAAGTTCCTTCTATCATAGATAGATTCGACAGTCTCTAAAAGTAATTCTTTAAGGCTGAAACTCGACCCTGGACGGAGGTTTAATAGGTTTCCTATAGTGCTATGAGCCTCTTCAAGTAATACTTCAACTCCATTAGAATTATCCTCTGATAGTTGTTGGATTCTCTGTGTTTGGATAAGGAGTTTTCTCTTCAACCATTGCTCGTGTATTATCTTAGCATAGGCTTCAGCGTTTGCTGGCGAAGGAGAACAATCAATAAGTCCTGTGATATAATACATATCATCACCCCTCTTTTTCCTTGATGGATATGCACTACTTAAAGTAACAACGTCTATATTCTTGTCAGAATTATCAAGCTTAATGATAGTCTTCCAGATGTTCTTGTTTATATCCTCATAGAAAACATCACTGTTTGGTATCCAAGGCTTTACCTGTGAAAGATATGAACTGTCAGCAAGTAAGCTTCCTAGCAGTGCCTTCTCTGAGTCTGTATCGTGTGGTTGTATCAAAATAATTTCCCCTGATTCTTTTCTTTATCTATTCTCTGATTAGCGTGCTTAACAAATTTTTCTTCTATCTCACAAGCAAGAAAGTTTCTATTCTCCCTTAAAGAAGCTACCCCTATAGTCCCAGAACCTGCAAAGCAATCAAGTACGGTGTCTTCTTTTAAAGAACTGTTCCTTATAAGCCACCTGTACAGGTTAACTGGCTTTGGAGTGGGATGTATAGAATGTCTTGGCTTATCACTCCTATAGAAATTAGGACTCTTGGTTATCTGCATCTGCGACTTGCCTTTTGAGTGAAGCAGTATGTACTCAACTATGTTTCTATAATGATATCCAAGTCCCATCATTCCCTTGTGCCATACTATCACCTTTTTAAACTCAAAGTAATCATCTATTATAGGCTTTAATTTAAAGAGATTCTTTTCATCAACAAAGGTATATATATGTCTGCCTGACTTAAGAACATCAAGTTGTCTATAGAGTATTGATTTGTATTCATTATACCATTCATCTTCATAGTCGTCCTGTGAACCCTTAAACCATCCTTTCTCTGAAAACCTATTGGTTCCGTTGTTTGTACTTATAGGATATGGAGGGTCTACTATAATAAGGTCGCAGGATTCTTTAGGTAACAAACCCATAAAATCCCAAGCTTCTGCCTGTGTAACCTTATTTAGGTTTTTTGAGTGGTGGCAATCTGTCGAAGTATTTTCTTTCATATTCCTTTCTCTTTTCGTGTGTCTTATTTTCATTCTTAATTATACCAAGTAAATATTTGAGTCCGTAGCCCATCTCATAAAGACGCTTTTCTAAATATGTAGCTATGCCACGTCTTATGATTATACCCTGCATCTCTTTGATTTGGGTAAGGAAGGAATACATTTCTAAATCGGTAGCATCTGTAAACTTTTCAGATACAGAGTCTATACTTTCAAGTGTCTTTTGAGCAAAGAGAGTACGAAGGCGAAGGTTTTCTACCTTCCAAGCCTTTTCTTTCATTTTCCTGCCACAGGTCGGACACTTATCCATTTCGCTCACACAAAGGACATATTTTTTCTTCTAAAGGTATTCTTTTAAATACACTCCCAAGATATTCATACCTGTCTCTATAATCTGAATTGCGACAATTATATGGAACTACACTAGACCAAGCTTTTTTACAGCTTGTACATCTAAATGGATCGTATGCAGGATTCCTCGCATACTTTGCAGACTTTATTTGTCTTTCACTCTTCTGTAGCCAATCTGGATCGAGCCACTCCAGATCTGGTACGATTGTAACCTTTCCATCCTTCGATGACTTTAATTCTCCAGCAAAATATGTCATTGACATACTTCTATTCATATCACGTTCACATTCTTTGGCACGTGATTTGACGTATTTGTCTTTCAAGTCATATGCTCCGTGTCCATTTGAAGGACGTTTTATTTTTTTGAAATGATCTTCAGCCAGTTTTCGTACTTCTGGATTACGTACACCTCGCCGTAGTTTTCCTTCACTATCTGTATGTCCACATACTTTGATGGTTTTATCCATTTTGCTATCCTTTCTCTTGTCTTGCATTGTGCTTTAAATTCGCCAACCATAACATCAACCTCTGGATGTTCACCCAAAGATCTTCCATCGCTACCCCAGGCTCGTAGAGATTTAATACCGAAACTCTTTGCTATCTTTACGCATAGTCTTTCGAATCTACTTCCCTTCTGTTTGCTTTTGTTTCCCATTTATCTCCTTTATTGCTCTAATCTTTCTAAGTCTGATACGAGCAGAGTACAACTGATTTTCTATTGTTCTTTTAGATAGAGAAAAAGTTTCTGCTACCTCACTAACTGTCTTTTTTTCATAAGTTACCATCTTAAAAACTTTACGCATTTTTTTTGGCAATCCTTTTTCAATTGCATGGTCAACGGTTTCCTCTAAAAACTTTTGCATACATAGCTTTTCTGGGCTATATTCATACAATCTCTCTTTCTGTATTTCATTTAATTTGTCATAGTATTTCTTCTTAGTAGTCTCGCGTCTGAAATAATCATAACAAATATTATACCCAATTGTTTTTATCAAAGAGAAGAATCCATATGCATCTTCTAGCCACAATCTTTTTTTCCACACACGGAGGAAAGTATCCTGTACTATATCGTAGGCAAATTCACTATCCCCAACCTTTTCTACCATCATTGAATATAGAACTGGACTATATTCTCTGAATAAATCTGAAAATATTTCTTCGTCATTTTTTTTCATAACCAAATCTCAAAGGCTCAGGGCGAGTGCCAACTCACAATTTATAACAGGTACTTTTGCCAATTTCATCCTATTACGAACCCCTGAGCCTTAATTATAGTGGAGGCAGGTGGAATCGAACCACACTGCCTCCTGCCACGGATGGTGAAAGGAATAAAGCCCATCCGAGAAAGGGGGATTAACCCCCAGTGTTCAACCAATAAGTATAGTAATTCGTACCAGGTGCACTATTAGAGTCAATATTCATTCCCTCTTTTCTAAGTGTATGCACGTATGCAGCGAGTCTATTGGTTCCGAAGTTTCTTAATGCATCAAGATGTGTCATCTTTTCTCCATTCCTGAATGCACTCTTTATCTTTTTTAACTTCGTCATATGTCCTCCTTAGTTTATATAGTAATCGTCTTTCGTCCCTTCCTTGTATGTCTGGGACGCTTTTGTTTCTACAGGTTGTCTTCTTTATGTCAAGAACTACATTCATTCCGTAGTCCCAACCAAGAAGCTCCTGAAATGATTCCATCGCTTTATTCCACTTACTTATTTCCATTAAAATGGAACATCAATCATTTCTCTTTTGCCTTCTGCCCAGCTAAAGACAGACAGTACTTTAGGTGATGCTTTTTCCTCGCCATCATCATTAGTCCACTTGTCGTGTATCACCTTTGCTATTACAGGCTTTCCATATATATCATCTTCTCTTATCTCTGGAAGTCTGTACTTGCCATCCTTATCTTCTGAAACCTTAACACCTGCTGATTCCACAAATTCCATATACCGTTTGTTTGAGCCTTGACTGTCAGAGAGTTGAGGGTACTTTGCCTTGTCTGGATTCTTAAACCTAAAGAATCCTTTTGCCTTTAGCTCTCTTCCAACAAAAGCCTTGCCAGATACGTCTTCTCCATTTGTGCCATAGTCATTGGTTGCATTTTCTTTTGCTACTTTGAAGGACGGAACGTAGATGTCAGCAAGGAACTTACCTCTTACTATTACATCTTTCCTTACATCCAGACCACAGATGTGTGCATAGTAATCTCCAATGGGTACTATACCATCGAAATCCTGCGAAGGATCATAATATGCACCACTCGACTCTGTGCTGTTTAGTATTTCATTTATATCAGCCATTTTCTCTTCTTTCTGTTATTAACTGTTCTATTCTTGTTACTGTTCTCTTTAAGTTTTCATCGTTTATTTCACCTGATTTCATTCCATCTCTTATTTTATCTTTTATGTCTTTATCAAGTTCTTCCATCATTGATTCTACCATCTCTATCTCACCATTCTTAAGGAATGGGTCTGTTATTTGCTTCCTGTAAACATCATCTGCTATATTGGTGAGCCTATTGATTGCTCTCTTTAAAGCATTTGTGTTTGCAGAGGCAACATTCTTATCAATGTCTACTACGTTTTCTGGAGCGTGAGCCTTTCCACTTTTGAACTGTATTCTTGCAGCTCCAGGACTAAAGAATTCTCTTACTACGCCATTGTCCTCTATTCTTAGACTACCACTTACTATAACCCATTCTGAACCAAGGAATCGTACTGGATCTTCTCCAGCAGAAGACCAAGACCAGATAGGATACTCTTCACTGAGCCTAGATCTTAAATATCCTTCATCAACATATTCATATCCATCTCCCTTTATCTTTATGAATGGCTTAGGTGTAGCCTCATCAGATATTCTCTTATGTGTTTTGCGAATATCATCTTTTGTGCTTTCACTTGTCTTTACTATTTCGTTTGCCAACTTTCTTCTCCTTTACTTTCTTCTTTGGTTTTTCTGGTTCTTTGGATAACATCTCAAGAATATCCTCGATATCACTGAGTCTTGCCTCGAGTTTATGTATACTGTTTTCCATTTCTATTGCTCTTCCCATTGTGCATTCTCCTTTTTACCATTATTAACTCATTTAAATTTTTAGGGCGAACAACGACCTTCGCAAATGAATTATTGTTCATTAAGCTGATATAACCTCGTCAGGAAATGTTTCTATGCAAGAACGCGCTACTAGTCGCATAGAAGACATAATTACGGTCTTCAGCACCCTTTTATAATTTGTCAAACAACCACTTGAGTAAGAAATCATTTATCTTTTTTTCTGCTTTAATCCTTAATTTTCGTTTTGGCTCTTCTGTCCATTTTATCTTTTTGGCTTTATATTCCTCGGATATACTATCATAGCGTACTGGTGCACAAAAATGATAATCTTCGTTAAGAACACCATAATAATAAGTAGTCTGATTATAATTCTCATCCATTTCAATATGTACTGACATTCTTTACTCCTTTACGTAGGGGCAGGTGTGACGCACATCACAGAATCTTTCACACTTCACACCACCCCAGGTTTCCTCTTCATTACATTTCTCAGGAAGTTCTTTAGTTTCCAAAGCTTTAAGCAATAAGTCTCTTTTCTCAAGAAACTTTTCTTTAAGTCTTTCGTTGTCTATCATCGGAACTTTTATTAAGTATATATTCCTATCAATGCCACGCTCTCTTGCCATCTGTATACCACCATCCCTTACCGTAGCTTGTATATACATTTTATCAACTTCATATCCCTCACATTCTAACATATATCTATACCAATTCAACTGCCACTTCCAATCTCCAAAGTCAGCTTTTTCCTCATTTTTATAAAATTCTTTTACCTTCCTGGGAGATCCTTTCCTTCCCCACTTACCATTTCTTAAGTATACTGCTCCAGACGGGTCATCTATTAAACAAAAGCTCATACCAAGTGCCTGTGCTACCTTATAGGAGCCACAGTTTTTATAATCAACAAGTACTTTACTCTTTGGATCGTACATATCAAGTATCCCTGTTATACCGTGCCTTTCCATCGCCTTCTCTGATAATATATCATCATCGGAATCTTCAAGCTTTTCGTGGTGCATAGTACCTGTTAGTGCAAACGCTCTTTCTTGAGGGTTTATAAAATAATTTTCAGTCCTTTTTAAGTAAGCCTCGCAAGTCCCTGTGAGAAGTTCTGTTGTGCTTGGCTTTCTATCATTAGGTCTTTGCTTTGCCATATACTTTAATGTTGATATAGTGCATCCCAATTTCTCCATATCAACCAACCCATTGAAACAGGCTTCAAAAGATACCTCCATCAATGTATAAGGCCCAGCTTGATACTTAAATCCTATTGCTGGCATTTTATTTTACTCCTTTTCACTTTAATTACACTTCTTAAACCATATTTTCTTCTTGCCTTTTTTAAACTGTTAACTTTAACTATCTCATAATTCTCGTCTCTGTCATCCTCAAGGTAAATATGAGTATAACGTATAAGTTGTTCCTCTTCTAAAGGCATTTTTTCTCTGTTTATAAAATCAATGAATTGAGATGCTCTCATTTATTTACTCTACCTTATACATTTCATATTTAAGTGTTAGCTCTTGTCCTGCTTTAATATCTTCTGTCGTTTCGAGCCAGTTTCTGTTTGATGCCCTTAGTAGTGTGCAGTTTGGTGATTTGGAGTGATTTATAAATCCTCCAAGTGGCGATCTGGTTACTTCTTCCCATAGAAAATAGTGGGTGATACCTATTCTTGTTTTATTCTCTATATCTTCAGTAGCAAACAATCCAAGTCCTTCTATGCCAGACTGTTTGATAGTAAGATAATCTGGGAGTGGTTTATACTTTTTCATACAAAGAACTTAGCTGTTTTTCTAGCTTGGTTTTTGAAAGATCTACTCCGTATCCGAATGTTAATTCAGCGTGTCTAGTAGCATTTCGTATTAAAGAGAAAAGCTTTTTAACTTGCTTTTTATTGTATTTGTAATTTTTCCTCTCAGAACAATTAGATAATGAGATTATTGATTCCACTACTTTTATTGTTCTATATGTAGCAACTCTATTAAATCTTTCTTTGATAATTTCTTTGTTACACTTCTCCATTACTTTTCCTTTCCTTTAGCTGAATCAACCTACAAGCAAGGTATACACAGGTATCGAGAATTTCCTCAAGGGATTCCACAATAAAATCCCTTTTGTCTGTAACAAGTATTTCTTCTCCATACTTGTCTGCACCTGCATCAAGCCTGCTCTTTATGAGGTTCAATACTTCTTCGTTTATTCTTCTTGACTTCAAACTATTCCTTTCATTTCTCTTTTTATCCAGTAATTTTATTTATGTATTCTTTTTTAGGATTTGGCTCTTCCTTCTTATCACTAGCCATTTTTTCTTCTTCTTCCTTCCTTTCTTTTACCATTTGAGATATTTTAAGAAAATCATCTGCGAGTTTCTCATATGTCTCTATTTTTTTAATCTTACTAGTTAAAAAGTCGAGTGATTCGAAAACCATCTCGACTTCTTCTTCAGTCATTTTTACAGTGACCACTATCTTACACATATCTCCTTTCTCCTTCCGTACTATGCGTTTTTAGCCCTAAAACACTATGTGAATATACCCACAATTCAATGTACATAACAAGTACTTTCTTTCTCTTTACGGGTATGTTAATTGCATCGCATTAGATGAGAATTCAACTATACTCTCATCTGGTTCAGTGAATTTGTCGATCCTTTTGAGGACATAATCAACCACATCATCTGAAAGGTGGAGGGTTTCCACAAACTCCGTGAATGTTATCTCCCTATCAGCCTCGGTGTATAGCTTCACCAGTTTTTTGCGGAAATCTGTGTAGAATTCACCATCACTTTCTAGACTCCTGCCTACCTGTATCCCTGTCTTAACTATCGCCTGACAGAGATAGAGCCAGTTCTTCATCTTTCTCGGATTGTTGGTACCAGAATGGTAGCGAAACTCTATCGAGCCGAGATAGATTCTTGCGTGCATATTCATTCCGTGATAACGAGAACTATTGTATTTATCGAGTGATGGTGAATTTGAGCACGAATCGTACCAAGTATCTATAAAGCTTTCATTACTGTCGATACTCAGTATTGATTCTACACTCATAGGCAACGGTCTGCACCAAGTTGAATTTAGTCTCGAGGTTGGAATCATTTTGTAGAGATATTTTTCTACCTTTTTCCCAACCAGGAGTACTCCCTTTAGTTCTTCCCATTGTAGATCTCTTGCATCAATGTGTACGTGTAGTCCACAAGAAGTATTTGGATAGCAAGAGTTCATCCTAAGGTGCAACGCTAATGAATCTATGCTTTCGTAAAGCATATCTCCATTTTGTGGTGCTTTTAATAAGAATTCTGCACCATCCTCTGGGAGGCTTCCGTCTGTGGTCATCATCCAATCTGGAGGACATCCATCTCTCACATCACCCCAATCTGAGCCCAATATCGTTTCAACTTCTAAAGAAGCAAGTCTCTTGAATGGATTTTTATCGTATGTTTCGCTTTCCTTTATTACGAAGCTTGCTCCAGATGAATAGGATTCAAGTGATATATTTCTATCTCTTTCTTCCCAGCAACTGTTACAGTAGTAGTAATCCTCGTCATAGCTTGCCTCCTCTCTTTCTACCTCCGCATCACAAACATCGCAGTTAGTATATCTCTCGTAATAGCAATCCTCACAGTACACATAATCATTGCTATGTTCTGAGCGATATATCCTATTTCGAGGTAGTTCGTGATCGCAATCGCAACACATAGTAAAGAGATCTTCATAACATTGATGACAGAACGGTTCACCTTCTTCATACCGATTTGACCCGAAGATTTCAGATTCAGAGTAATGTATATCATTTCTATCGGTATTTTTATCACAATGTCTACATCTTATTTTTACCATAATCTCCTCCTATGCTATTGCATTGTTTGCTGTTATCAGAGCGAATACCCAAATACTCACTTCCCTAAGCCAACCTATCTTTTTAAGGGTATCGTATATTTCATCAATCCCACCATCAACCTCTTTACCTTCAAGGACTTTTATCTGATGTTTGAGATGTTTCAGATAATCCTCGAAACTGTCAGTATTGACAAAAGGATTCTTCTTTGCCCTCTGGTATAATCTCTCCAATACGTACTTCTTTGACTTGATTTTTATTGGTGTTGATATACCAACGAGCATTGCTTTTCTTTTCTTTTTCATACATTATCTCCTACATTGAATCGTTCTATTTTCTCAGGAAGGAGTAATACTTCCTGCTCATCATCGTCTTTTTCATCATATGGATCTGGATCGCAACCATCACAAATGAGTGATTCTCCGAAGTCAGTCATTTCATTTTTATCCACCCAATCTGAGCACCAATCACATAACCTGAGATCTGGATTGTTTTTCTTATTTTGTTCAATCTCCTCAAGTTTGCACTCTTCCCAGCAGTCTCCACAAAGTGTCCAATGAAGATCGTCTACATACTTGGTATCTTTTTTACTCACCCAGCATTTGCAGTAATCACATTGGACGTGAGAATTATGGTTATGGGTAGTTATCTGTTCTGCCCTGACATCCTCCCTGCAGTTCCAACATAGTTTGGTTTTATAGTACGTTGTAGCTCCACACTCGGTACACCTTGAGGATTCACCTTGATAGCCAGAATATCCGTAATAAGAGCCAGAATAGTATTTGCTAACCTTTGGTTTGAACTTCTCTTTAGTGTGAATTGGCGAACTGTTAAAGTTTTCCGTTTCACATCCGTAGATTATTCCTTTTTTGAGTGAACCACATTTAAGAGTCCCCAGACCTGCATTACTCAAAGCCGTATGTAATATTAGCTCTGTGCTTGCCCAGAAGAGAATCTTAGCTTTTTTCCAGTATGCAACACATAGAGGCCTCGATGATTCCCTTGCAAGATAGACAATGCTCGGATCGTCTTTAATGAAGGTAATCGCATAGTCGCCATCTATCTTTTCAAGAGCATTTTTGATTTTGTTCCTGTTTATTGCACCAAAGATGGCTTCGGAGTCAACTTCTATTGTTTTGTTCATCTTTCTAGCGAGTTCATTATGGTTACTTAATACACCATTATGAGCTCCGACAACTTTGCCTATGGCAAATGGATGAGCATTTCTAATAGATATTGTTCCGTGTGTAGCGAGCCTTACGTGTCCTAGAACTGCAGTTGTAGAGCGATTCAGTTCGGGAATTATTTTTTCTTCCCAATCTTCGTGCTCAATCATATCAAAGGAGGGCATAACAGTTTTAAATATTGACCTTGACTCTTTCGAGATGAAGGCTATACCTGTACTGTCTGTTCCTCTTACTGATGATTCATCTGCAAGATACTGGAGTACCAGTCTTGATTGCTCAATCTGGAAGTTGTTTTGTGAGTCAGCCTTTTTTGCTAACCCGAATACTCCACACATAGTTTGTTCCTTTCTTTTTTATTGATTAAAGTAATCTCTTACTTCGTCTTTATTGTGTTGTTCCTTGTATGCTTCCTTCTCATCTGAGAAGAATCCATATAAGTTTTCTTCTCCAATCATTTGGAGATAATCTTCAAGACCAATTCCGACGTAGCCTGAATCTTTAAATTCTTTATTTAATTCTTTTTTGGAGCTATGTACAACTGCGAGGCAAAACTTAAGCCAACTCATTATAAATCTGGAAGTTGTTCTCGTGGGAAAGTATCTGAACTCAATAGTACCGTGGAGGAATCTGGAATGGAGATTTAAACCACGGTATCTTGAATCATTATATTTGTCTGTTGTCATCTCTACATCACTTAATGTCATATACCAAAGCTCTGCAAAGTCTTTCATATCATTTATTCTGAGAATACTCTCTGTCCAATGATTCATATGTCTTGGCAGGGGAGCTGAATATTTCCTTTTAAATCTTATGATTGGAAGAGATAAATACATATATTCTTCCATTTTTAACATTATGAGCAATATTCTCCTTAGTTCTTTATGTCTTAAAAGTCTTGCATCTATATGAAAATGAATACCACAGGAGGAATCTCCCCACATATACTTATTATCAATATAATTTAATATTTTATTAAGAGATTTAAACATATTATCTCCATTTAGCGGACCGTGAGATCTTAATTCTATCCCAAGATGTTCATCGCTTAGAGAAGCATCACTGCCACAAACCCAACCTTCTGGGAGTCCGTACAGATCTCCTTCGCTTTCATCATATTCGTCAGCATCTCTGAGAAGTTCTATTTCTACTCCAATGTGTTCTTGGTATTTTATTTCATTATAGGTTTCAGATGCTCTAAATACAGATGGAGGATATACCCTCACAGGATTTGATGCTATCCTTGAAATTAAATTTTTGGAGCATTTTTCACATCTCCTTTCACTATCTATATACATAGATTTGAGGAAGTCTTTTTTAAGTTCTCGCCCTAGCTCCACCATACTATAATTTCTAAAAGCATCCTGTGTTTTGGAGAATCTTTCTTTCCACATTTCACAACTTCCACAGTAGAAATATAATCTCTCTACACAACCATCACAGAATAAATCTTTTGCATCTGGTATTTTCTCAAATGATCCACAAAAGTAGTTACTATATCCCCACAAATTGTTTACTTCAGAGCATTTTGTACACTCAAAGTGCATATTTTGTAAACATCCATTACATATAAAATTTGATGGATAGAGATGCCTTCTGCCAAAGTACCTTCCCATAGTTTCTGGAGCAATTCTCATACATATCTTGCACGGAATATCACTTTCATCAAAAATTTCTCCTCTCGCTAGAATGTATTTTAATTGCTCCATTTTATAGTGTGTATTTCTTATGGCTAAGTGACAGTTTCTAATATACTTCTTTCTGTTCCTTACTGGAGATCTCATTTCACTACTATTATATCTTGTTTGATTTAATATATACATAGTTACTCTATCAGAATTTTGATAATTTCTGGTAACTCCCAAATATGGATATATTGGAGGATCATCCTTATACGAATCACCATCACGAGATGATGCAAATCTCAATGGAACCCTTACTTTACTGAGAATTGACCTCATATATTCTTGGTACTCAAATTCATCTCCCTCATTACCTAGCCTTCTCTTTCCTTTGAATACATTTTTCGCAGTTGGGAGGAAAAGTAGATAATGGAAGTGAAACCAACTAGAAGTTTTATGATTTACTAATTCTCCATCTTCCACAGTTACCATTCTGTGAGAAAGTCTAAAGTATGGATAATCCTCTTCTATCAACTTACCAACTTCGTTTACGACTCCTCCCTCGTTAAAGGCTTTTAGTATAAGAAAAGAGTCATTTTTCTTAAATGTCATTACCTATTCTCCTTTAATCAATGGTTTATTTCCCAGGTTTCAGAGATGTCATCAAATAGTCTTTGTGGCTTATATTCTCCATTTGCTATTTCTGTCAAAGACTGAACTGCCTCTTCTTCAAGCTTGTAATCCGTGAGCCAGAATTTCGTCATTTCCTCTGTTACTTTACTTTTCTTTTCACTATTTTTGAGTCTTTTTACTTCTCCGTAAAGTGTTTTTATCATACCACCTGCAGGAGAATCTTTGCCTACTTCCTCTATTGTAAGCTCGATTGCTTTGTCTGTTGCCTCGTTTATGTATAGCATTTACTTACCTCTTTTTTTGTTAATAATCTGGTCAACTGCTCTATCTTCAATTTCAAGAACATTCCACCTGGAGTGAAATCTTCTACTAGTGGAACAGAACCAATCTCCTGCTACTTTTCTGTCTCTTTTTTCACATCCGCAGCTCTCCCTGAAAGCAGAAACAACTTTTTTTGCTCCTTTGTTTAACTTTACTTTTTTACAGGTCATTTTTATTTCTCCTTTGCTATTTTTGGAAGTTTTCCACCAAGCTCCTTAAACCTTTCTTCAACTGTTTCTACAAGGATCTCGGTTATTTTGGCTCCTGTAAACCTACTGGTTTGACCTATACCTCTCTTATAGTAATGCTTAAGAAGGTTAAGGTAACTCCATTTGGTATGTTCACTCATCATTGTATTACTCCTTTTCTTTCCATTGTTTACATTGTAAAACATTAAACCCATTATTTCTCCACATATCCACTACTCTTTGCCTGTCGTCTACAATCCATTCTATTCTATCAGCAATACCATTCTCTATCATTCTTTTCTTCAGTATTTCATCTTTCTCGTAATTAGTTCTGTATCTCATATAAAGTCTATTGTAAGGCACACTATTCTCTTCAAGCCACAATATAGTTTCGTGCATTGTGCTCCCATTCCTTCCAGATAGTATGTAAATATTATCTCTTTCAAGCATTCTCATCAAATCTATAATCCACTCTATAGGTTTATCGTACATACATTCCTCGAAAAATCTCTTGTAGTCCTTTTTACCTGTTTCGTAGGGTTTTTTTATGAATTTTACTCTGTGTTCCATATCTGCTATCGTACCATCGAGGTCAAAAACATATATTTTCTCTGGGTGTTCATCTAATCTCAATCCACGACGAGTGTAAAATTTATCTCCCATATGTATACCATTTTCATATACTGTGAATTTTTTATGTCCATTTTTACTCTTGACTGTTTTATGCATCTTTACTCCTCTGTGCTTAAGGCGTGTTCACTCCAGAATTTTTGTGCTTCTTCTATCTCTTTTTCTGTATTTAGTGATTCATCCCAGGGTTCTCTTAAAGCAGGTGTGTCTGATTGTGTTCCATAAAGAGTAAAAGCCACTTTACCCACTAAACCAATAATGCAGATATTGTGGGCAGATCTCATAGGCTTATCAATCATTCTACTTAGGTCATCTCTACCATTCCTTATTTCGTATGTAACTTCTTCCTCTGTTACTGGGGAATCACCAGCAGTTGGACCGTAGAGAGCTGATGGAATAACTCCCAGTTCTTCTGGAATTGTCAGAATTTCACAGACAAACGTACCATTCTCCAGACTTTTGAATTTTGAGTGGTTTTGTATCCACTCCATTTGCTCATCACTCACAGAATGGTCATTGTGAGCAATATTTGGAAAGTTCTTTTCCATTTTATTTCTCCTTTTCTGTTAATACTTCTATTTCCTCGTATTCTTTCTTCATCTCTCTAAGCCACATAAAGAATACAAATACCCAAGTGAATAGCAGTAAACCTCCTGCCATTATTACTATTTTTATTTCCATTTTTACTCCTTTTCTAATGCTTCTTGTATTCTTTTTATTTCTTTATTAGAGTCTCCACGCCTTCCTGAAATACGGCTTAATTGTTCTATCACAGTTCGTTTCTCTCTTTTCTTCGTTCTTTCAACGGCTTCTTCTCTCCGTTGGTTTTTTCTCTTTTTTCCATAGAGTTTCACGTCTTACTCCTTTTTCTTTTATTCTGTTGTTTGTTTTGGAGACACGAGTTCGCCAGGCGAACCCATAATATAAGCCTCCTTTTAGTAGTTTCTCTCGTAAATTCTTTCGTCAATCTTTTTGGTTTTTCTCCGTTTCAAATATGGTTTGTTTTCAAGCAATCTCCCTCGATTAACTCTGCTCCTTGTATGCCATTTATCGTGGCAGTTTTGGAGCAAGTTGTCAATCTCAACAAGTGAAGTTGCTCTGATTCTACGCTGAACATCAGTAACAATTAGTCTCCGATGTTGCTTTCTTGCTATGGTTCTATGGTGCTCCAGATATTTTTTGACATCCTTGAAGGAATACAGAGTCATATCATTCTGGAGATAATCTTTCACTCTGTACTTTGTCCCCTCTATCTTCTCAAAGGAGAATTCTATCGCCTCTGGTTCGACAAAGTTCTCCTCGATATAGGAGTCAATCGCTGTTTTCTCTTGCAATTTATTGCTCCTTTTCAGTTAACCTCTTTATCAATTATAGCATACAATTCATAATATGAGTATTCTTTATCCTCCATTTTTTCAAATGTCTCTTTCAGTCCATCTCTAATAGCAGACATAAGCATAGCAGTCCAATTTCCTCCGTGGGCAGTTCCGTGATTTCTAATAAATTCTCCCACTTTTTTAGCTCTTTTCTTGTCTTTTTTCTCAGACATTCTGTACCTCTTTTATTCTATTGTTCTCGTTTCAGTTAGTGAAGAGGTTACAACGGAAGCTCCAGTAAATTATCGGAGCTCCCGAAGTTACCTCGGTCAACGGGTCAGGTCTTACGCTTTTTTGCAGTAAATTCCAACCACGTATTTAGTACCATCCTCCGCGACAATATCACCAATACCCGAACAAATTTCCCTGCATTGGTTATAGGACTCGGTTTGTTTTTTGTTCATATGTTGCACATTCCGAACACCTTTTACCCGAAACATTGACTCGAATAGTTCAACATTCTCGCTATTGTCTTTCATAGCATTGTATGTTATCGAATCAAGCGCGATCCGAGTATCTTTTGATGTTGCTTTTCCTTTTTCCACTATTTACTCCTTTGCTTTTTATTTCTCGTGAAATGAGTCACGAGGCTCGTCTGTCATTCTGTCAGACTGTATGTCATAGTTGCATACCATAAAACAATATACGGAGGAGTAAATTCATATGCAAGATAATAATTTCTCGGGTATTTGTCGACGAGATTTCATTATCCCAGGAATCGAGTAAATTTTACCAGATTCAACACAAAAACGAGAATTTCAACGAAAACGAGATTTTCAACCCAAGCCAACGGGGGAAGCCATCGGCGGAAAAAAGGGTTACACACATTGTAGCCCAATTTTTTTGAAGAGGTAGGTTACTTTCAGGTGTTTTTGCTACTATTCTGTCATTTTGGCAGGTGATTCTATAAATAAAAAGAAAAGACTTGCAAGGGGTAGTTAAAAGCGTACCTTAAAAAATTATAGGAATAGCCTTTTTTGGCTGTATTTTGCTGTTTTACGGGGTTTTCAGCTTAAGGGTATGCAAATGTACCCATTATATGCTTTTTAGCCGTTAAAACGCGTTTTTTTTAAAGAAAAAGAAAGAAGCAAAGAAAAAGAAATATAATATATATATATATAATAATTATATAATTGTTTTATTAGCGCCTTTGGCGACCCTGTAATTTAATACATTTAACAGGTACATAACAAGTATTTTAATTAAAAAGTTAAAAAAAAATAAAAAAGCTAAAAAAGTTCTTGTTTCGTAAAAACAATTGTATTAAATTTGATGGTGTGAATTTAAAGAATAAAAGACAATTAGCCTTAAAGCATTGTGCTAATTGGAATTGTTCCAAATGTTTAGGAGTTATGCTATATAGAGGAGAAGATAACAATCTACATATGTATGTAGATGAAGATTTCGTTGGAGAAGACTGTATTGTTGACAGTGAAGAGGGATGCGAGTATTTTGAGGATATAATATTGCCTGGGATAAAAGATGAAAAGAAAATATACAAAAGAAGAAAAAAGAGAATTTAAGAGAAATATAGATAAAGCTGCTAAAATGGTAGAATATGCCAAGAGTAAGCAGACTTCGCACGTAATTACAACAGCCAGGGAGACTGTTCCCTGCTGGGACAACATAACAGAGGAGGACTAATGAGAAACAAATCACTAGACATAGGTGGGCATGCCTATAAAATAAAGGGAATGAATAATGAAAAGGGAGAAAGTGGCAAAGGATTCTTGCTTGGTAAGCATGACGTAAAGAAATGCGAGATTTACCTTGATGATGAGATGACACACTCAAGAACGATGGAAACCTTCCTTCATGAGGTAATACACGTAATTCTTTCAAATACTGGGAATGACCACGATGAAACCCTTATTGATAGCCTTTCTAATGGATTTCATCAACTTGGTGTTGGCGATTACCTGTGGAGACGTGGAAAATGCTTAAAGACCTCTTGAGTATGATTAAGAACTTCTTTTTGTTAATAGAAGCGGTTATCATGTATATTGTTAAATCAATCTGGTCTGAAATAAAAGATAGGAAAAAATAATATGATTATGTCAAGGTGGTCTGAAGAGGAGATACTTCATCTCTCAAAATACAAAACTACTGCGAAATCAAGGTACACAATCTACGCAGAGCTCAAAAGAATGGGCTATAACCGTACTTTCAAGGCAGTAACACGTAAAATTGAAAATCTTAGGTTAAAGAAGCCAAAAAGGTACGTAACTGGTCACGAAGTTCGTTTAGGGTACCTTGACATTGAATCAACCAACTTAAAGGCAAATATAGGCCTTATGCTGTCTTGGGCGATAAAAACAAGGGATAAGCGTGAAGTAAGGCACGATATGATAACAAAACAGGAATTATTCGATGGTGTCTACGACCAGAGGATTGTTCAGACCCTTATAGACGCTCTTAATCAGTATGATTTGATTTTCACTTATTACGGAACTGGGTTTGATATTCCTTTCATAAGGACACGAGCAATGGAATACAATCTAAGATTCCCTGTTTTTCGTGAAGTTTCCCATAAAGACCTGTATTATCTCGTTCGCTCGAAAATGCAGTTACACAGGAGTAGTTTGAAAGCTGCAACCCAGTTTCTTGGAATTGGAGGAAAAACAAACCTTGACCCGAAAATATGGCGCGGAGCAATGTATGGAGACCCAAAATCCTTAAAATACGTACTTGACCACAATATTGCAGATGTAAGGATACTTGAAAGACTTCATAAGAAAATAGAAGAGTACTGCAATACAAACGTGGTGCCAATGTAATGAAAAAGTTATTATTGGTACTCGGGTTATTTATTTTTACATCTTGTATAGGCACACCACCTATTACAGAAGATAGCAAGAAAATGGAAACACCACAATGTTGTATGGGGCAAGACCAACATACGTGTGGTATGTCAGGAATGCCAGATAAGCCAGAACAAGAATGAAAAAAAGACTCAAGCCAAAAAGATGGGTTGAAGAGAGAATTGGCTCAATTGACACAATTCTTGGTCAAATGCTCCAAAGAATGTCAATAATAGAGACTATCCTTGAAAGTTACATAGAAATGAGAAAGGATACCCATAAGATATCAAAATTCTTAGATAAGAAGCGTAAAAAGAAAGATGCAGAAATTAAAGCTAAAAGAGATAGAAGAGAAGCTTCAAAGGCTCACTGAAGAATATAATCAGCTTTTAGGGTATAGGCAGGCACTTATTGACTATGAATTAGATTCTGATGAAGAAAAGAAGAATAAAAAAGACTGAATACGTTCTTTACGACAATGAACCTGAATTCCGTGAATATAACCCCAAAACTGAAATTGTGCCAGATTGGCGGACAGGGCAGGAAGGTGACTGGGTTTTATCGGATGATGGTCAGATTTGTCAGGTCCTCAGGCGAAAACAGGCAAAACAGAAGTATAAGTCGGTAGAATACATAAGAACGATTATAGGAACATTCATATGCAGACCAGAGGTGGAAATGAAAGGAGAAATGAGGCAGAACATATATACGTTCAGCCCAAGTGGAAATTATGCATATGAACAGATTAAAGGTAGAAAAAACCCAACTCGCCGTGAATTCCTTTTTGCCAAGTATGTTGCAACTGGAGAAAACATAGTTGATGCATTTAAGAGGGCATATCCTACAGATAATGATGAATACGCAGACAGACAGTCAAAATTACTTTTAAGTACAGAGAGGGTAAGAAGTTTGATAAGAGAAGAAATAGATAAAGTATTGAACGAAGCGGAAATAACTCCGCTTTACATACTGGAAAAGATGAAAGACATAATTGAGAACCCACACGCACGTGACGGCGACAAGGTTAATCTTTTAAAAGAACTAGTAACTGTTGCAGGAATGAAAGATACTGAAAAAAGATCTGAATCTGTAACAGTATTCCAGGGATTTACAAAGGAGCAATTAAGTGCTATTGAAGGTAAAGAGGTTAAAAAACTTGCGAAAGCTAGCAGAGAGATTGAAGGATAGAGATTGTGATGTTTGCGGGTATCCGTTATATGACAATTCAATCCCAGTAACAGAGATAACAATAAAAATGAGCAATCTTCACGTACAGTGCACAAACTGTTTAAGTATATATGACCACTCACTTGAGTTAAAACACATTGGAATTACTAAAAATGCAGGTTTAGCGTAATGAAGAAGAATATTGCAGTATACGGCACGTTAAGAGATTTTAAGACTAAGAAGGGTGAAGTTCACGGTTATACACTTGTTTACCCTGCTATGACTAAAGCATTCCCTGCAGCTATCAGAGATGAGAAGGATAAGATAGTTGTAGAGGTAAAAACGATAGAAGACTACGAAATTGGTGGTTATGACGAGTATGAAAACGTAAAAGGCGGATTATATAAGAGAGATACAGTAAATGTGAAGATGCCTGACGGTGAAATAATAGAAGCATGGATGTATACTGCTGGTCCAGTCATACTGCAGAACGACGGTGTCTACGAAAAGATTCCAGATAACGATTGGGAGAACGTGGCTTATTAACATAAATTCGTCAGGGCTTAAAGAAAAGGAAAAAGCACTTGAATTAGCAAAGCGTGATATAATTACATTTGGCCAGATGTTCCTTCCTGATGACTTCATGAAGAGCGTTCCTGCACCTTACCAGTATAGATTAAGCAATCTTTTGCTTGATACGACAAAAAGAAGGGTTTGCATTATACTTCCAAGGGGTCATGCAAAATCAACACTTGCAAAAACAGCACTCCTCCATAAATTATACTTTAATCCAAGTGAAAAGAAAGAATTCATAGCCTGGGTAGCTGAAGAGCAATCACAGGCAATTGACCATATAAGATACCTTCAGAACCATATAGAATATAATCCTGCACTCAATTACTACTTTGGAGACCTTGTAGGTCAAAAGTGGACAGAAAAGGAATTTACCACCTCACGTGGTGACAGGGTAATAGCAAAAGGTACTAATCAAAGATTACGTGGACGTTCTCAGATTGGACTGCGTTATACTAAAATCATCCTTGATGACTTTGAATCCGAATTAAATACCAAAACACCAGAGAGACGCAGGGAAATCAAGGAATGGGTGATGTCAACGGTAGAACCAGCACTTGAAGAATCAAAAGGAAATGAAGGTGCTGTTTGGCTTATAGGCACAATTGTCCACTATGATTCATTCCTCCAGAGTGTTTATGACGGATATGAGATTGCAAAGAAAGAAAATAGAAAATATGCTTGGGAAGTTATGTATGAAAAGGCACTTGTTGAAGATACACCACTTTGGCCTTCTTATTTTTCGAAAGAGAAACTTCTTGATATAAGAAGCAGGTTCCAAGATATGGGCCTTGTTCATAAGTTTGCACAGGAATATCTTAATGAAGCAAGAGATCTTGAGAATATAAAGTTTAAAACAGATAGACTTAACTATTACAATGGAGAATTTGTAGGAAGAAATGGATTTGCGTATTTATTGACAAAAGACGATGCTATTCCATTGCACGTCTACATAGGTGTAGACCTTGCGTACGGCGCTACTGAAAGAAGTGACTATCAGGTTATAATGGTTATGGGTATTGATAGTGACAAGAATTATTATATACTTGATTATTACAGGGAACATTCTCCATTATACGAGATGCCTGGAACAATATTGAAGTATGCAAAGGACTATCAGCCAATTAAGCGTGCCACACTGGAAGAAGTAGGAGCGCAAGGAGTTATAAAGGATGCTGTAATGGAACTGTCTTCTAAGGACAGAAAGCTCATGCCAGGTGTTATACGTGGCAAAAGACCGCCAACAAGGATTAAAAAGGAAGATAGGCTTGAAGCTCTGCTTTGTCCTATAGTTAATAGAAAGAAATTGTATATTAAGAAAACACATACCGAACTTGTGGATGAAATGTTTCAATTCCCAAAAGGAAAGAACGATGACCTTCTTGATGGTCTTTGGTATGCGTGTGTTAGTTCAAGAGCTCCATTAAGCAGAAAGTTTGATGTGTCTGACTTTGATGAGAGAATGGATAAGAAAAAGGGTAAAAAGATTAAAAACAAAGTTATAAATTGGATGACAGGACAAAAAGCAGCGTAAAAGATAAATCTGTCTTCTCAAAAAGGTCTGATGCTGGTAAGGGAGATTCTCCTAGAAGAGGCATTTCAATCAAGGATTGGGAAAGGAGATTTAGTCGAGTATTTAAAAAAAATAAAAAAAGTACTTGACAAACCTGCCATTTTGGCTTATATTATATATATTATATATTTAGGAATATAATTTGCCTCAATACGACATAGACGAGCAAAAAGATAAAACTGAAAGATCTAGAGAACTCTGGCGCAGGTGGCGTGATGCCAGAATTGAATGGGATGCGGAAGCAAGAGATTCAATAGACTTTGTGCTCGGAAATCATTATACCGAAGCAGAATCCGATGCATTACAAGCTGTCGGACAGGCAGACTTTGTTATAGACAGAGTTTACGCCGCTGTTGATAAACTTAAATCTTTACTTACTTCAAGATCTCCAAGATTCTTAGCTGTAGGGAGGGAAGACTCTGATAGTCGTTTATCTGCAGTGTGGCGAACTATCATGGAATATGTCTGGGATATATCAGACGGTTCAACTCAGTTCAAGCAAGCTGTACATGATTACGCAGTTGCTGGATTGGGTTATTTTTATGTATATATAGATCCAGAAGCAGACTACGGAAGGGGTGAAGTAAAGTTTACATACCTTGATCCTTTTAGGGTTTACGTTGACCCAGCGTCACGAGACCGATATTATGATGATGCATCAGGTCTGTTACTTTCCACCATATTAACAAAATCACAGCTTCTCGACCTGTATCCCTCCCTTATTGAATTCATAGATGAAATAGAGCCAATGGATGATGAAGAGGACTATCCTTCTTCTTCAAAGAAAAATTCATCTACATCGTTTACACCAGATGTTGTAAAAGATAAGGATTACATGGGAGATGGAAAATACAGGATTATAGAACATTTTGAAAAGATTAAAGTGCCTTTTTACAGAATATTTGACACAAGAACAGGTGCTGAAAAGATTGTCACTATTGAGCAATTTGAAAAGATAGCACAGGAAAATGCAGAAGCTTTTGAAAAGGGACTGGTACAAGCCCTAGAAGTACAACAAACAAGAATAAAAATAACTTGTTCTGTTGGAAGCTATGTCCTCTATGAAAGAGTCCTAAACACAAATGCCTACCCAATAATACCAGTCCCTAACATTTGGACTAATACACCATATCCAAAATCGGATGTATCTAAGGTAAAGGATTCTCAGAGATTATTAAATAAATTATTCAGTTTAACACTATCGCACGCACAAGCCTCTGCAGGACTTAAACTTTTAGTTCCAGAGGGCAGTGTTGATGATATTGGCCAGATAGAGCGTGACTGGGCTAATCCAAATGCGGTTATACCATATAATCCAGAATTTGGCGAACCTCACTTTCCAGCTCCACAACCTTTGGCAGGTGAGTTCTATCATCTTATAGATCGTGTTGAACACTACATAGATTTGAATTTTGGCATACCAGAACTTATGCAGGGATTTAAAGAAGCGGCACCAGAAACAGTTCGTGGAACCGCAATGCTTTCTGAAATGGGAGAAAGCAGGGGGAAATCAAAGCTTCGTGATATCGAAGCAAGTTTGACAAGACTTGGAACTGTAATATACAATTTTGCGAAAGGACATTACGAATATAGCAAGACATTCAGAATTGTACAGCCAAACAATGATTTGACTGAATTTACAGTCAATAACAAATTATACGATGACAAACGACAAGAATTAATGTCAATAGAGAACGATATTACTATCGGTCAACATGACGTTCGGATAATATCGGGTTCAACAATGCCAAGCAACAGAATGCAGGAATACAATATGTATCTTGAAGCCTACAAGTTGAATCTGGTTGATGATGTCGAGGTCTTAAAGAAAACAGAGATCTTCGACAAAGAAGGCGTTCTTAAACGCAAGGGACTGATTGCTCAGTTGCAGGGTCAGTTGCAGGGTGCTCAAGGGCAGATTAAGAAACTTCAAGGCGACCTACAAACGGCAGAGCGTGAAATGCTTAATGCCAGAAAAAAGGCCGAACTGGAGAAATTCAAGGGAGAACTTGGCGAGATCGAAAAAAGCTCTCGATACAAGGAAAAGACCAATATCAATAAACTTGAGACGGCAATTAACAAAGCAATTGCACGAGAAGAAGTTAAAATACAAAGAAAAGCAATGGCTGAAGAGAAGGGTGCTCGAAAGGGCGCTGAGGCTACTTAATATCAGTGGTTCTGTTTCTTTGAACATACGAGAGTGTGTAGTCAATAATAGAAAAAATCACAAGGAGGTAACTAATGGAAGACCTACAGCAAACCGAAGGACAGGTTACAGAAGAACCTATTTCACAAGGTGAACAACATGAAGAACCAAGTGCAGACTGGAAAGAAGAAACCAAAAAGTTTCAATCAATGTATGACAAGCGTGATGCTGATTACAGGAGACTTGAAGGTGAAGTTGACCAGTACAGAAAGCTTGGAGAGATGTTGAAAAACAGACCAGATGTTGTTGACGCAATGAGGAATAAGTTGTCTGGTGAACCAGGAAATTCGACTAAAAAGAATGAACCTAAACTTGAAGAAGGTTCGTTCGACCCGTGGGAAGCCTATTACAAACCTGACTCTGATTCGTATAAAATGCGAGTAAAAGAGAGTCAGAAAATGGTAAACTCTGCCGTCGGACAACAGATGGCACGTTTCCAAACCCAAGTAGGAATGAATAACCTGAAGGGTGAACTTGCAGCAAATTACAATATGACAGATCCGCAAGAACAGAAAGAGTTCATGGATTTTGCGATGCGCCCAAGAGATCAAATACCTTTAGACATGTTAATAAATGTCTATAGAGAACACAAGGGGCAAGCACAGCAAGTAGCAGGATCGAATGAGAATATTGAAGCAGTTCGCAAAACACAGGACATTCCTAAGTCAGCAGGCATTTTACAAGGCGCAAAGCCAGCACAGAAATCTAATGAAGATGCTGTGTGGGACGGTGTAATGAATGCTGGCAATAAAAGTATATGGTAATAAATAAAAAAACGGAGGTTAATTAATGGCTATTAATAGTGGTACATTAAAAACTTCGGGTGTTGGTGGCTCAGCGACTGAGTATACTCATGGAACAGCTCCATTAGATACAGTTGCTAATATAGGTCAATTCGCTGATAAAAGGCGAATACATGACTTTGGCGACAGAGTTGCAGAGCTTTCACCTGAAGAATCTCCATTCTTTGTTTATCTAAGTAAAGTAGCAAAACGACCCACAGATGATTCAACTTTCCGATTTCTGGAAAACCGATCAAAAATTGACTGGACAAGTCGTAATTTCTTTTTAGCAGCCGCTGAATCAGCTTTAGTTGCTGGTACAAGTTATTCTATTGCTGTTGATGATAATGCATCATCTCCTGCAAGTATAGATTGGCTCATAAAAGGAATGGTTATTGCGATTGAAACAGTTGATGATGCCAATGGTAAAGCATACACAACAGTACGTATCGAAGATGCTCCTGTAGATGCTGGAACTAGCACAACTTTCACTGGTAAAGTGATTGCAACGTCAAGTTCTAGTATAACAGGTTACGGTGCAGCTGCTGATAATGCTCCATGTACGGTTGTCGGTACAGCTTTTGAAGAAGGATCAGGATCTCCTGATGTATGGTCAAGTCAGCTCGATGATGAATTTGGTTACTGCCAAATCTTCAAAACAGCAGCAGAGATGTCAAATTCTGCTATTGCTACTAATTATCGTGGATATGCAAACGAATGGGATAGAATATGGAATCTCAAATTAAGAGAACATAAAGTAGATATTGAACGTGCAATGTTGTACGGTCAAAAAGCTCGTAGAAGTGGTATTGCCTATAGTGAGGGTATAGTAGGTATGATAGTTGCAAATGCTGGTGCGGCAACTGGCGGCACAAGCGCACTATCTTACTCTTCTGGAAAACCTTATTATAGAACTGTAACCACTACAGAGTTCAACTATGATTTGTTCTTAAGTGATTTTGAGGTTTTATTCGACCCTGCAAGGGGTGGTTCGAATGATAAACTTGCACTGGCAAGTCTTCCAGTAATAACAATGTTTAATAAATTAGGTGCAGGAGCTACTTTTGGAACTGCTGCAACATCCTCATTTTTAGACAATACATTATCTGGTTCTACCGATGCAGGTGCTTACAATATCGATTTTGGCAAACAAACAGGAACTTTTGGACATAGTATCATGAAAATTGATACTGTTCATGGTTCACTGGCACTGATTAAAGAACCCTTATTTAGAGGATTCGCTAATTCAATGCTAGCCTTAATTGATATGTCACAAGTTGCGTACAGACCTTTAGTAGGTAACGGTCTCAACAGAGATACTCACATAATAACTAATGTACAGCAAGCGGATGAAGATTTACGTAAAGACATGATTCTTACAGAAGCAGGTCTTGAAGTTGCTCTTCCTGAAACACACATGTTGTACAACTTTGAAGGAGTATAATCATGAGAAGTGACACATTAGAACCAAGTAGTGGAAAGTATGGCGGAAGAGTTGATAATGTTGTACTTGTTGTAGACGCAGCAACAGTTAATATAAATTCTAAAGATTCAGGAAAGGTTCATGTAATACCTGATTTAACTGCGGACTGTACGCTTACACTACCTACAGAAGAGGTTGGTCTTAATTATGAGTTTTGGTATGGCGGCACTGCTGCTGATGTTCAAGACTGGATATTCAAAACTACTGGCAATAGTAATTACTTTGTTGGTGGTCTTGTAGGACATGACACTGATGCTGGTGGTGATGATACGTATGTTGTAGATTCAAATGGAAGTAGTAATTCACAACTTACTGTGTATACTCCTATTGCAGGAACTTTAGTTAAAGTTGCATGCAATGGAGTTGTATGGTATATTAATGGACAAGCTGTATCAGCTACAGATGCATCTCATGCTTTTGCAGATCAATAATCCGAACAAATAAGGATTGACAGTTAATAGAACTGTGGGGCAGGTCGTATAAAGGGCTTGCCCCGAATCTATAAAGATTTTATTAACAATTAACATGGAGAAATTTCATGAGAGCAGATTTATATAACAAGTCATCTGGTTCATACAGAGATGAAACGAAAGCAGAATTAGATTTTCTAGATACTGCTACGGCAGGTTCAGTAGTAAATTCTAAAGCACTAATCTATGGTTCTTCAGGTGAAGTTGCAGCTACTACTCTTGATGTTGCAGGAGCTTCATCATTTCTTGGTATTAAAAAGTTTCAATCATTTGTAGGAAGTTTTGCAGATATTGGGGATGGAACTACTCAATTTGGAGATAATGATGTGCTTGTTGAGTTAGGGACTTTAGATACAGATGTTCCTAGCGGTCATGTAGCAGCATCAAAGTTCTTTATAGATAAGGTATTAATAGGTATTACAACTGCTTGTGGACAAACACATGTTGGAAATTTGAATTTAAGTGCAACAAGTGGAACAGCAGCCAATACAGGAGTCTCAAGCGGAACTGAGATTGTTGGAGCTGGTTTAGATTCTTTTAGTCCACATACTTCAGCTAGTTCAGGTGCAGCTGAAATAAATATTAATTGGAATAATACAGCAGGAAATTATCATGTAGTAACACCTAATGTTACTGCTCCTATTGCTAAAAAATATTTATATGCATGTACTGAAACAACATTAAATGCTGATGCTACAGCAGGAAGATTTACTGTACATATTGAATATACATTATTTTAATAATAAATAATAACAACTAAAATTTTTAAAACCAAAATGCCCATGAGATTTGTCAAGCTCGGTAAGGCATAAACAAGGAGAAACAAGATGGCATATCCAAATTATTCGGTAGTAGAAGCACAAAACGTTGCAATGGGTCAGGCTGGCAATGCTTTTGTCGATACTACTGGTCAATATACCCCTCCACATGGTAAGATAATAGCAATTACAATGCTTACTAATGTTGAGTTTAGTGA